GCTGATTATGGCACGGACGGTAAAATGCCCCAGTTGCGGCGGTGAGCTCACGGTAAAGGATGAGAACCGCGATTTTATGTTCTGCGAGTATTGTGGGACGAAAGTAAGGCTCGATGATTACCGGGAGACTCATCGGTTCGTGGATGAAGCACGAATCCAGGAGTCTAAGGATGCCAAGGAGCTCGAACTGAAGAAGATGGAGTTTGAGGAGCGGAAAAGGCATGAAGATGATGCATTCACTGCGAAAGGCCTCAAAGTGATGGGAATAATCGCGGTAGTCTGCGTGGCTATTCTTGTGCTCGGAACGCTGCTTGGTAAGTTTTGACTTCAAGATTCACGCTCTGTTCTTTTTGAAATGACGCCTACTTCTGCCCATTTTTGTTTGCCGCTTTTTGTGAATTTTTGTGATAAAACGTTGAAAAACGTGAATTTCGTGGCCAAAAACCCACTTTGTGGCCAAAAATTTTTGAAAAAATGGCCACAACTTTTAACGTAGATACGTTAAAAATATGCCGTTTGGCCAAAAACCCACTTTTATTTCTTGTTTAGTAAAAATTTTTAAAATTTATATATAGTAATAGGAGAGAAAAAATGGGCTTTTGGCCACAGCGAGTTTTTGGCTTGAAAATCCGCGCAATAAGATGTATCATAGAACCACGGTGTACGAACGTAACGCTTCTGATTCTACGAGGTGAAAAATATGGCTTTCGAGGAATGGTGGACAACTGATCGCGACGGCAATCATGTAGACTGCCGAGCAAATCAATTTGTAGAGCTTCATGTTAAGGCACCTGTGTGTGAATGTGGCCATCATA